GCCGTGTTGTTCGCAGAGTTGATCGACTGCGTCGTGTTCCCCGCCATCGGGCGGTAGGACACTTCGCCAGAGGTCGGATCGATGAACTCCTGCTGGTCGGGAGCGCCGGCCGTGCCCGCGACAATCTTGCCGGTGGGCTTCGGCTGCATCTTCAGCCCGAGCATGTTGTTCTGGTAAGCCATCTGCTGGTTGGCACGGGCCTGGGCGACCACGTCGGTCTGGTATTTCAGGTTGTTCGTGCGGTCCTGCGATTGGAGACCCGTAACGGCCTGCATACCCGCGCCGAGGCCTTGGCCCAACGTCCGAGCGCCCATCATACCGGCACCCATCGCCATCAGCTTGTCGCCAAACGTGGATCGATACATGGACGGATCGAGGCCCGGGATACCGATCTGGGCCATCTGCGGGTCGGTGTGCTGAGGCTGGTCTCCCGTGAACGTGTCGGAGCCGGCCGGCGGCGGCGTGATGCTGCCGGTGCTTCCCGTTACGGTCGCGGGCTGCGAGCCTGGAGCCTGCTGCGGGCCGGGCTGGCCGTTGATGCGGCCTAGGACGTGCTGAGCGTATTGAGGATCGCCGCCGCCGTTGTAACCTACGAGAGCAGGGGCCCACTGTTGCGGGTTCTGCAGATCGAGCTTGTTGGCAGCAGCCTTCTTTGCGAAGTAGCCGAGCGAGAACGCGATGTTCTTCGCGGGGTCCGTTATGTCGGCCGCCGAGATCGGAGCCATGCCGTAGCCCGGCTTCGCTGCCGTGCTGGGGATGATCTGCCCGATATTGTCGGACGCCGCGCCTTCGCCGCTCTCCTGCTGGAGCATTGCGTGGGCGAGCGGACGCGGGATGCCGTTCTTGTCGGCCTCCGTGTCGATGATAGCTGCGATGCCAGGGTCGGAGTTCGCCACAGTCGGCATCGTGGGGTTGCCGGCGGCCGGGGGAGCTTGGCCGGGGAGCGCCGGGACGGCCGCCTGGGGGCCCACAGGGCCGGGTCCAGAGCCGGGCAGTCCACCCGTAGCGGGCGGCGGTGCAACAGGCTTGGGCGGGGCGGCGGGGGGCGGCGTTGGGGCGGCGGCGGGCGGCGTTGGGGCGGCGGCGGGCGGGGCGTGGAGCGGGGTGGGAGCGCCACCTGGGTCCAGCGTTCCGGTCATCGCGGAGTATCCGGTGGAAAGCGCGCTGGCTCCCATGCCGGCGAGGTTCTTAGCGCCATCGTAGAGGGTCGATAGAGCTGTCGTAGGGCTGGCCCCTGGCGTTTCGAAAGCCGAGGTTGGTTCGGGACCAACGGGGCCGGGACCGGAGCCGGGCAGCTGCGTGGGCTGCGGCTGGGGCTGCGGCGGCGGGGCCGCGTTATCGACCCCTGAAGTCTGCGCTGGCGCGGCCGGCAGAGAGACGCCCGGCGCGGCGGAATAACCGGCCGGGGTCTGCCCTGCTTGGAGCTGCATCAACGTGTTCGTGAAAGAGCTGTCATCGCCGGCCAGACCGAGGCCGCCGAGTGTGGGATCGAATACCACCGGGGCGTTCGGGTCGGCCATTGTGTTTTCCTTTTATGTTACGATCCAGAACCGGACCACGGGTCTTCAGAGCTGCCGCCGCCGCCGCCGCCGTAGCCCATGAAGTTGGATACCATACCAGCGCCGCTCATCGCAGCGCCTATGCCGGTAGTCCACGGGTTCGCTTCTTGCGTTTGCGTGCCGGTGTTGGAGCTGGTGGTGTTTCCACCCCAGTTATTCCCGCCGACGATGCCGTAATAAGAGTTCAACGCGTTCTGCGCATACGTGTTCTGCTCTGTGTATTGATCGAGAGCGTTCGTATCCGCTTCCTGCGTGCCCTGCTGCTGGAGACCGCCGGCAGCCGCGCCGAGCTGGTAATTCCCCTGTGCGAGGCCCTGCTCTTCCTGCGCGGCACCGAGACCCATCGACGTGGCGTTGCCGAGCTGAGCGTTGCCGGCTTCCTGCGTCTGCGCGTTCAGGCCCTCATAGCCCAGGCCGGTGGAGAGCGCCGTGGAGGCCGCGCTATTTTCCATGCCCTGAGTGGCGAGGTTGTTGGCCTGCTGGTTTTCCGCGATGCCGGCGTTCTGCGCCATGCCGCTTTCGTTGCCCTGGAGGCTGTCAGCGATATCGGTGGAACGCTGGCTCGCCGCCGTGCCGAGGCCGGTGTTGAACGCGTTGTTGTCGATGCTGCTGTCGGCGTTTCCGATGGCTGTGGCAGCGTTATATTGATCCATGCCCTGGATTGCGCCGGCGCGGGAGCTGTTCTCGCCGCCGTTGGCCGAGGCCGCTTCGTTCAGGCCGGGGATCGTCGTATCGTTGAGCGTGTTGTTGATCGCGCTGTTGGCTTGCGTGAGCGCGCCCTGGATTGGGGCCGAGTTCATGTATTCGCCAGCGTCGGCCGCCAGCTGCTTCGTCGGGTCTTGCGCTGCGTAGTTCAGCGTGTTCTGCAGGCCGGCGTTGTAGCCAGCGATGTTGTTCGCGCCGGCTATCGCGGCCCCGTTAAGAGCCCCGGTGAGGCCGCTGCTGATTGCACCGCCCTGCCCTTCGGCCGCGCTGTTGAGCACGCCCATGTCGCCCTGGTTGGGACCGGCGACACCGCCCGCTAAGTTCTCAGCGTTGATGTCATATTGGTTCGTTCCGTCGAGCAGCGACTGAGACGTGCTGCCGACGTTGTTAAGGTTCGTCTGGCCTTCGCCGCCGAGATAATTAAACGCGCCGTCGATGGCTTGGCCTTGGCCGGCACTCTGTCCGGCGACGTAATTACCCGTGTAGGGGCCCTGCGCCATGCGTTGGTTGTAAATGTTCGAGGCGTCGGTGAACGCGCCCTGGATAGCGGACGCCTGCGGTGCCCACGGAGACGTCGAGGACGTCCCGCTATTGGAAGTGGTGTTGGTGGTGTCACCCATGTGGAGGCGGCCTCATAAAGAGCGGGGCCGGGAGGCCGTGCTGGTTGATTACGGTGCCGACCTCGTCCCAGCCGTGCATACGGAGGAACTTCGGGAGGTTCGGTCTGTCCGCCGGAACGACCACGAAGACGTCAGCGCCCAGGAGGCTCTGCGCCGTGTCGATATCCTTGCGGAACTGTCTGGCAATAGGTGCCGACCACTTCGTCACCTGAACGTGGCCCAGGTGGTAGCGGCCGGTCATTTCGTAGCTCACCGAGTAGGCGGGTCGCTGGATGACAGGAACTCTGTCTCCCATGAGACCTCCTACGGCATTGCAAGCCATGTTGATGTTGGGGCGTCGTAATATACCCAGGTGTCGACCGTCTGGCCGGCGAGAGGACGCCACGGCGCGCGGGACAGCCGGACCATGCCGTCACCGAGCGCGGTGGGCGGTTTTGTCGCGGCGCACGGCGAGAAGATCAGGATCGTGGTGATGCTGGCCTGGATGGCGTCAAGCTCGTTCGAGAGATACTGCCCGTCCCCACCAGCTAAGATGGGAACGGACGTTCTGATGAACCCCTTGGGCGCAGAGATAGGGACAGCCATTATCGAGTGCCCCCTGGCGTGACGTCGAGATCAAAACCATCAATCGAGAAATCGATCTGCTGCGTCGTGGTGAAGCGGACACCGAGGTATCGGCCGCCCTGGCGCATATCGATCTTGTAATCGGTGACCGGGTTGAACCCCATCTTCGGACCCCAGGAGACAGCGCCGGCTGGCGTGTTCGAAGAGCCGATCTGGATCGTGATTTGGTTCGTCTGGCCCTCAGTGGGGTTTCGATAAACCTCGATCAGCGGATACATGCGCCGCACGGTCTTGTATGTTCGGATGTCGGAACCAACCTGTTCAAGGTCAATGCCCGTCCGCTGCACATAGGTCGTGGCGTTGCACTCGGTCGAGAAGGGGTAGCTCAGCCGGCCCAGGTTCACGAAGTCATAGGCCAAGATGCGGCCGAGCGTGATCTGGTTCGGGCCCACGGCCAGGGGTTGCGACACCGAGACGAGCGTCTGGGTGTAGCTGTTCTGGTCGTCGAAGTAGGAGCCGCCGACGTTGGCGTAAGTCGTCGTGGACGGGATCGTGGCGTAGGTCGGGATCGTGTCGATGTTCACGAGCGTCATAGCGGGCACGTTCGGGAGATCGATGAAGGACCAGCTGTCGCCAGTGATCGAGTAAACCGCAGCGCGGTTCGCAAAGGAGCCTGAGCCGTCCTGAAAATATTCCGTCCCACTGCCTGAAGGGTAGGCGAACGTGATCTCGTTCAGGGCCGGATTGTAGGACACAAAGCACGCTTCGACGTTGCCGGTGTCGAGGTTTCGAAAGACGTAGTCGCGGTTCCGGCCATCGATGATCGACTGCTTCGAGACGCCGTCGTGGACGTAAATGTCGGTGGGGCCAAACACATAGTGCCGGCCTTCGACCTCCACAGCGCAGTTGGGCGAGATCATTCCGCCCTCTGAGAAGAGGCGCTGGAAGTCGAAGATGAAGTTGTCGCCGGACGGCGTCATGCCCCAGATTTGGTTCTCGCTGTAGATCACGAAGAGAGACCGCATCGGTAGGCCGTCGACAATGGGCGTATCCAAGTCCTGCAGCGGGTTCTCACCCGAGCTGGACGTCGGTAGGTCCGCGTTCCAATCAGCCGGTGGGACGCCAATGCTGGTGATGTCGGACCACTTCACCATGTTCGGGATTTGCGCCGCGCCCTTGGTGACGTTCAGCGCGATCACATAGCTCTGGAAGGCGCGGATCGACCGGCACAGCCAGGACGCGTCCCAGCCGGGCAGCGTGGCGAACTGCGTCGCGCCTGGACCCCAGTAGAGCGGGATCGAGGCGGGGGAATTAACATAACTCACGTCGCCGCTGAACGACTGCGTGAAGCTGTTCGGGCTGATGCCCATGAGCACGTCGGTCGGGGAGACCGTGGCGATGGTGGCCGAGGAATACGAATACAGGTTTCCGTCGACGCCAACGATGAAAAGCACGTCCTGGCCGGTGGAGGGCTTGTAGCCCCAGCACCAGCGCGGGACGGCCGGCAGGGTGGTGTAAACCTCCCGCCAGATGGGGGAGCGCTCAACCTTGTTGCCGTGGAAACGGATGTTCGATCCGCCGGACCAGGCATTGAGGTCAAGCTGATACGGCGACGGATCGAACAGGATGCCCTTCTCGGACAGCCCACGGAATGGAACGATGGGCAAAGCCGCCTCCTGAGACGGCGATGCCGGCCGGTTAGAGTTTCATGATGTAGCAGAACGCAACGGACGCCGGCTGCGTGGGGACCACCACGACGTGCGTGTGGATGCCGTCCTCGAAGACCGGATGCGTGTGCGCGACGACGGACGATACGGCCACGTTATGGAGATGCGAGCCGTCCACGGAGATCGTGTGCGAGTGCGGCGAGCCGTTGCCGACCGAGGCCGCAGCGATCAGCGAAACGCTGCCACTGCCGCCCTGCGCTGCGTTGCCCGAGCCGGACTGAACGAGGATGTTACCGTGCCCGGTGAGGCCGTGGTCATGGGCCGGGATTTGATCAATCGTCAGGGCCGTGGGCGCGTCGCTACCGCCATGGCTATGCGAGCCCTGGAGGTCGGTAGTTGCCGACAGAACCTGCCCGCCGCCGTTGTCGGTGAAGCCGGTGTGGTTATGGGCGACCGAGGGCACCGTGGTGACGGTGACGCTGTTCGCGCCGCCAGTGCTGCCAGCCGGATAGCCGACAGTCACGCCGTTCACGACTTCAGTGCCCGCGCCGATCACATAGAGGCCACGCATATCGGGCGTGCCGTTGGTGCCGTCGCAGATATTCCAGCCGCCAGGGATGTTGGTCTGCTGGCCCCACCACATGGCGATGATGCCGGTCGGGACCAGCTCGAAGCCGCCCTTCTGGACGTTCACGGCGTTGAGGAAGGTGGTCGAAGAGAGCCCGCCAGAGAACGTGCAAGGGCCGGTGAACGTGTTCGCCAGCGTGAGGTTTGGCGCACTGATCACCAGCGCTGCGAGGGTCACCAACGCGGCTGAGAGGTTCGTTAGGTCCACGTCGGTGGCACCTACCGCGCCCGCGACGTTCGGGAAGGTAGCCTGCAATACCTGTTTGATCAGGCGCATATGGCTGTCGGCTTCGTCCAGCCCGTCTGTGTGCGCCGGCAGGGCATCGTTCAGCGTGTTGATGTAGACGGCGTTCTCGACGGACATGGCGGATTACCTGCGGGGTCTGAGGATATGTGGATAGGTCAACTCAGACCCCAGCGAGACGCGCAACGAAGCGCGCCACGCGGGAGGGAGTGTGGGGGCTTAGCGGGCCCTGAACAGGACCGCGTTTTCACCGAACACGGCGTGGACGATGGAGCCGGCCGGGACGATGGTGAACTCGAACGAGCCTGTGCCGCCGCTGAAGAACACCTTACCGGTGCCGGCGGGCGCTACTGGCGTCACTTCGACGAACTTGCCGTCAGCCGAAACGACTGCGTTGGCGAGGTCGGCGGGGAACACTTCCACGGGGCGGCCGGTGGCTACGGCGGGACGGCCGGCTTGTTCCACCAGCTCAACGGGCACGCGAGCAACGGCGTCGAATTGGACCTGAACGGGCATGGAGGGCTCCTGAGAGGGGTGTGAGGGTGTCGGTGAGGGGAATAGGGGTGCGAGCCGGGAGAGGCTCCAGGCGGGCGTTATGGGGATCATGGGGGTCTTTCCGAGATCGGTGTGAGTGACCCCCGGGGGGTCCAGAGCCGGGCTCACTTTTGAAAACCCCGGCATACAACAACAACAACAACCTTTAGCCGTCTTTTTGAAAGAAGGCTCAGGAGACCCCTAGGGGGGTCAGGCCTTGGACATACTGGCAAGTAAGGTGGCGCGCGGCGCTGTGGCGCAACGTCGACGCTGCGATGGCACACATAAGGCACAGCGCCACGTGATGGTGATGGTGATGGTGATGGTGTCACGGACAGATACCGCAACGTGAAGCCTATCAAGCCGCAAGGTGCAGTGTGACATGGTCGGCAAGCCGGCGGGGCGTGGTCGGCAAGCCGGCGGGGCGTGGTCGGCAAGCCGGCGGGGCGTGGTGCGATAGGTAGCGAGACGTGGCGTTGCAGCCTGGAAACGTCTCACGCCATGAGTGTGTCTCAAAAAAAAATCTATAGGGGACTAGACCGATCGGTTTAGAAGAGAAAAAACT